TAGCACCGGGAAATGCTTGTGGGTATAACTCACGAGACTTGTCAATCATCTCACGAAGTTCTGGCATAGACCTTCTAAGTATTAAAGCTCTATGTGCTTTTTTGTGACAATAGCGTAGTGGGTCTACAATCATGGCAAAAGATTTACCACCACCAGCAGCTCCACCATACAACACATCTTTCTCACCGGCAGCAAGGAAGTCTGTTTGTGGACCTTCGTTAGCATGGAATAGCACATTTTCTGTTTGAAGAATATGTTCTTTTGCTGTAATAGGTAATTCTTCTAAGTCATTGGTTGTAAAAACTTTTTCACTTTTATCTGATGTAGACTCTACTTCACCTAATAATTTTTTCTGTTTTGCTAACGCTTTACGTTTATTATACAAAGCCGTTTCAAGCTTTTGTATGTTTTTTTCTTTGTTTTTAACAGAACGTTTTGCTGATGTTTTTGCAGCTTTATTAGTAATTAATTTATTTTTTAAAGTAGTACCAGTAGGTCTTCCGGGTTTCTTTTTAGGCGTTCCGTCTTTTTTTAAAACAAAATTACCTTCAATATCTTTTAAATAATTATCCGGATGTATCTCCCAGTCATATGTTTTCAATTACTAAAGCTCACTATTTAATTTATCTATGTGTTTCTTTAAACCTACATGACTAATATATCTGCCAGTTTTAACATGTAACCAATCTGCAGCATCTCTCAAAGATATTTCTTCATCTTGTACCATAACCTCAGCTACGCTCAAAGCAATTATTTGTTCTTCTATTGGTTTTAAATATCCAGTTAAATCATCAAATTCATATCCAAAAGGAATCGTAGATGTTTTACGTTTGATATATCCGTCAGGTAATAACATTTAAATAATCCACATAATTATAAAAGCTGATATAAAGCCTATACTACACATAACGCCCCAGACTTGCATGTCTGTAAGGTCATTAGTATTAATTATACTATTTACTTTTTTTTCTAGTAGTTCTTTTAACATTTGTTTTCCTCTTCGTTGTTTGTTTCTTTGGAGCTAGAGCTTTCTTGAATAACTTACTATAAGCTTTCTTTACTGCTTCTAACCATTTATTAATCATTGTCATTGTTGTTCTCCTCGGCTTTCTTTTTTTTGCCGAATATTCTATCCCAATTATCTCTGTAATCTTGTGTATAGAATCCGGGTCTGGGATTAGCACCCTTACTTCCGTGTGTATTTTTGTATATTGGCGACCTAAATGTTATTGGTTTTTCGTCACTGCCTATTTGTTTACCCATAATCTTTCTCGTTTATACATTTACTCCACTCTTCAGCTACTATTTCTTCAGGATAAGGAGCATAAAAAATGGCTTTACACTTTTCAAATTGTTTACGCCAGTCAGTAGGATTATACTTATCATTCCATTCTTTTTGATTTTCATCGGGAACTATCTCAACTATAGGAGTTTGAGCACATCCCGATAACAAACACAAGACTATTAATTTTTTTACCATTTAACTTTATTAGCCCAGTAAGCTGCTGACAGTACACCTTTAGCAATGTTCTTAGCGTGACGAGCTTTGAATGATTTTCTTTTCATTTTAGTTTTACGAGACTCACCTGCTTTAGGTTTACCTGCAGTCTTAGCACCTTGCTGTCCAAATCTAATAGTTTTGATTGTACTACCGGATTTAGCTACAACAATGTGTGACTTAGTAGGATGATTAGGAGTACGCTTAGGTTTATTGTAACCACTAACTCCTGCTCGTTTTAATCTACCATCAGCTTTACCGCCTTTAGCCATTCTAAATTTTGCTGTCTTTTCTGCAATCTTCTTAGGCTGTTTAGAGTGTTGCTTACCTGCAGCTTTGTCTTTACGTTTAGCTGCTGTGGTAGCTGCGTATTCTGAATCAGTTAAAGCTTCTCTAGCTTTCTTAGGAAGATATCTTTCACCAGTTTCACTGGACTTCTTCCCAGACTTAGTTCCCCAGTCTTGTTTGCTCCAGTCTTTTAACGATTGTTGTGATTTCTTTAACATTACTTGTAACCACCACCAGCTTTCTTGTATGCTTTGGCTAGTGCCTGTGCTTTACGGGCAGACCATTTACCGGCTGCAGTACCGTGTGAAGCTTGTGACTTTATTCTTTGGAATATCTTCTTACGTTTGGTTGGTTGTGTATAGTTTCCTGCAGCGTTTACAGTTGAACCACCCTTTCTAAATTGTAATCTTTCTAATAACATTAGTGTATTATCCTATCTTTTTTTTGAGGTATTGTATTTAAATATTCTTTTTCTAGCTCATCATCCACATAGATGCTGTCTAACTCACCTACAACCACTAAATGGTTCTGGGCTGCAGCTAGTTCTGCTTTCTCATAGGATGAAGCTACGATGTTAGGACCTGCAAAGGTTGTGCCATAAGCCTCTATTTCAGTTAGAAATATCTTCATTAGTCAGTAGGACTTATGTCCTCATAGTCTCCATCTTCTGCTACAATATCTATAGTTTGTTTTTCTGGAAGAATAAAAATCCCGCCTCCAACGTTATGATTAACTTCCATTCTATCTTGTTTACCTAAACCAACCCTATCAAGAATCGTCTGAGCTGCCTGTAACTTTACGTTAGCTTGAGGCACGGGTCTGTCAGAGTTTAACACCTCCATCAACTTAAAAGCTGCGGAGGGTGCAGAACGAGCAAGTACATCTGAGGCTATTTCAATCACTTCTTCTTTTAAACTTTTTAATACTTGATGATGATTTCCTGCGTAGCCCGCTAGTTCTGCTGCCCTTGATAAGTCTCCATTTGTTGTTATAATATTATCTAAAAACAATTGCTGTTTTTCTGTTAGTTTCTTTTCTTTCTTAACTTCTTTAGGTAAGTAGCTCATGTTTAATATTATATACCCTATTTACGGCTTTGTCAAGAGTAAATAGTTACTTTATTTTTAAGCAGGGCTTGACAGAATAGGAATTCATATGTATAATAAGTATATACGGTCCCCCCGGTTCAATATAGAGTAACCCTACTCTACCTTTATATCCCTGATTAAGCGTAACAAGCATTCTTATGCGTGTTATCAGTGCTTTATAGTCCCGTCCCTAACCTACTTACCAACCATATTTGGTTCAAAATGTGCGTGTATGTGCATGTATAGGGGGGGCGTGGGGGGTGGCTCCTGCCCCGCCCTTATCACGTTCCTACGCATCCACCATTGATAAGACGTGCCAAGCTATACACGTCTTTACACGTTTAAAGGATGCATTGCCACTGGCTAACAAGCAATAAGAAGACGTATAAAGCGTATAAAGTTAAAAAAACATTCTTAACACGCCTAAAAAAGAACATGATTAAATCAACATTCCATTACAAAGCTTGCTCAGGTTCCACAAAAAGTTACAGCTCCGCATATATTTTTTTACGGGCCGGAACTGCTTAATTAAAAAAAGACCAGATAGAATTCCTCCGGCCAAGCTTATTACAATTTTGAATTCACTGCGTGCGAACTTATCACGGGCAAAAAAAAAGCCCGTACCAGCTCATGAGAACCGGTACGGGCTTTATAGATTTAGACTAGGTTAATGTTGTAACCCTCATCGCCGTCATTTAGAAATGCGGTTAACGTATAGCGTTCACCTTTTTTATCAGCCATTTCTATTTTCAAGGTTGTGAATTTAACATTCCCGTCCTTATCTTTATTTTCTCTTTTGAGAACATCCACGCTTTTTACATCGTGAATTGTTAAGTCTGCATATGACATATTACTTACTGCCTCCCTCAGCGTTATTAAAGTTAATGTCCTTTTCTTTTAGGACTTGTAACAATAGGAAGTTCAAATATAAACCTTGTTCCTCAATAGGTAAGGTATTCATAACTTCCGCAGGTACTGCTTTTTGCAACTCTTCAATTAAGGTTAATTGACGTTCCATTTAAGCCACCCTTTTGAATGAGATGTTTTCCCGTTCAAGTTCAGTCAATGAATTTTTAAAATGATGATTCAAAAATTTTGACTGGCTCATATAGGAAACATTAGTCCAAGCACCAATTAATTGTTTTACTTGGTTCAAGGTTAGAAATTGTTTCTCTCTATAAGCGAACAAATAGAGCCTTAAACGCTGGTAAAATTCTTGATAGTTCTCTTCCGTGATAACTGGCATTCCAATATTCCACGCATACATTCCAAAAGTAAAATAATCTATTGATTGTTTAATTTTGGTTTCTTTACATTTTGATAAGTCAACTTGTAATGTCATTACGCCACCTCTTCAAGCATGGGAACAATAACAGCATCCGCAGTTTTAGAAATTGCGGTACGTCTATCATTCTTAATAGCCTCAATATTTGGCTGGCTAGTTTCCTTATACGCCTCAGCATGAGTTGACCAATGCGTAAGAGCGTTATAAACACCCCACAAGTTAGAACCTAAGTCACGTCTATATTTTTTATACTCGCTCCATACGTCCTTAACTTGATACGCCCTAGATAATTGCTTATGCCATAAACAATGTTCAACATCGCCATTAAATTCTGAATCAATAGAATTGATAATGAATTTTTTAATGTCCGGAGTAGCTACCGCATCCGCAATAATTTTAATTGCCTCCGCATCGCTCACATTCCTAGTGGTGAATCTCTTCCAAGTTTCAACGCTGGAATTATAGACTTCCATAACATTAGTTAATGGTTCAATCGCATCATGAATATTCAAATACTTTGTATGCTTGCGTTTAAATTTTCCTATGGAACCTAGAGCCGTCATGCCATTAAGGCAAGCCAGCCTGAGTGCTCCATATTCAATACAAAATCTCATAGAACCGTCCACTGAATTACGAACTAAAAGTTGCAATTCAATAGTGTCATTCAATGCTATCTCTTCTTGATGCATAGGAAAGCGATAATAAGCAAAAGCCCTCGCTCCCTCATGGGATATTTTAAACTCCCTTGTCATATCAGTAGTATCTAAGCCGGAGCCTTGAATAATCTTCTCAGCCGTTTTAAACGCCTCAGAATGATTTACTAATTGATAGTCCAAGCCTACTGCCTTGAACGCCTTGCCGGTATCCTCACGGATAATAAATTTACTATCAGGGACTTCTATAAAGTGCCCCGCATCGTTAGGGTTCCGGTAAGCTGAATCAACTACTACACAATTAAAACCAGCCTCGCCAAAGTCAGGCTCCGCAGGTTGTTTGGTTAATAATATTTGATTAGCCTTAGCCTCAAAGTTAATTATATTTTCCATTTTTATGTTCCTCCATAAATAGAAATTAAAGTTAAAAGAATTTTTTAGTTTTTGTTTAGCCACGTTGTCCCGTGGGGTTCACTCTTTAAAGTGTCCGGAGCGTAAGCCTTGCCTTGATGCAGGATGATTTTCTCACCGTCTAGCAGGTCGCATTGCCCTTGTAAGTATTCTATAACGATAAGGTATTTAAAGTAAACATAATATTTCAGGTGTTATAACTGGCTGTATCAGTTGAGATTGTTTCCGCCTTTGTAACTGTTAATATTCATTCTCAAAAATTATTACATGGAGGTGTAAAAAAAATTATGAAATTAATACAAGCAAAAGAAATCACGGGAGGACTTTCACGGACTAGCAAATTAGAATGCGGAAGTTTTTCATTAAGTGCATTCGATTGTGTCACGGGTTCCAAGCTGGTAAAAATTAAAGGCTCAGTCTGTAATAAATGTTATGCACGGAAAAATAGTTATTTATATCCTAGCGTAAAAACTGCCCAAGCAAAAAGGATAAAAAATCTTAATCATCCTAACTGGGCGGGAGCCATGGTTTCATTAATAAGAATCCAAGCACTAGAAAATGATACTAACTTGTTTCGGTGGTTCGATAGCGGAGACTTACAAAAAGGAATGCTTGCCCGCATCGTTGAAGTTTGTAAGCTAACACCGGAAATACGGCACTGGTTGCCCACTCATGAGACGGGGATGCTAACAAAAGACATCGAGAAACTGGGCGGGAAACTTCCGGATAACCTTATTATTCGATTAAGTGCCTCCATGATAGACGGGAAACCGCCTAAATCTTGGAGCCATACTAGCACCGTGCATAAGGAATCAACACCCGTTGACTTTTTATGCAAAGCAAAAGACCAAGGGGGCAAGTGTCTAGATTGTACCGCTTGTTGGAATAAAGATATTAAAAATATATCTTATATACAA